TCTAAATCCTCTGGACTAGATGTCTCCTTTGAAGTAATTTCAATATTTTGTTTCATAAACTCAGCTTCTTCTTCATTTCTAGGTCTATTAATATAAGCCAATGCGGCAACAGGAGCAAAAGGTGCTAAGAGTTTTAAGCCAGGTAATAAGAATCTTGCGATAGTTTTCAATAACCCACCACCGGTTCCAGCACCGGTAGCGGTACCGGCAGCGGTAGCGCCTGCACCTGTGGCCGTACCTGCGGCACCTGCTGCTGTTCCTCCTGTTAAAGAACTTGCTACTTGACCTGCTATAGCTCCTCCTGTAATAGTACCTGCTAAATTAGTTAGCATTCCAGCAATTTTATTAAAACCTAAAAAAGTGGCAAGAAATATTAAACCTTTCAAAATTAATTTTCCTAATCCGCCTAATTTTTCTGTAAATATATTACCTAAGAAAGAAAAACCTTTTGAAAAACTTGTAGATAAACCTTTTAATGCTGGTGTTAACAAATTACCTAACCCCTTTATAAGTGCTCCTGTAAGTCCAAAGGTCAACATATCTACCTGTTGAAATATTTGTCTACCTGCCTCAATAGGTGATGAGAGTGCACCATAAGCACCACCCATTACACCTCTTACTAATTCTGGTCCTCTCTCTCCTCTTAAAAATGCACCGGCTCCTTGCGCAGAACCTATTAATCTTTCTTTTATTGTTTTTGGTCTATTTGGGTCATCATAACCAACACCTATTTTTCTTTCCTCTAATTTATCTTCTTCTTTTTTAAATCCCTCTATTTTTGTTTTAAAATCTTTGACCTCACCTTTTTCAATTTCTTTTTTAAATTGCGCTCTTCTTTTTTCTAAGTCAGCTATTTGTTTTTGTATATCATATATTTCAATTAATTGATTTTTTTTATCTAGTGGTGTTACCATACCCTTATCATCAATTTTATACTTAATACCCTCACTTTGTAATAAATCTTTTTCTTTACGTAGACTCTCTACTCTTTTTTCTTCATTTAAAGTCATCTTATCTATAGCTTTATTTAATTCTTTAATATTGATGCCAAATAATTTTACAAAACTATTGAGATTTAAATTAAATTTTTCTTGTAAATTTTTTATTTTTTCAAAGGCCTTTAACTTCTCATTATCATCACCCATATTAAACTTTGTAATTAATTCAATTACTTCTGTTTTAAAATTTGGTTGCATTCCCCCTATAACACCACTCATTTTTTTTTCAAAATTACCTAAAGTGATGTTAATTGAATCTCTTAAACTACCTAATAAATTTACTGCGTCACTAGTTCCTAAGTTAGGGTCTGCTTTTTTTAAACCTGAGACTAATTGAGAAAAGGCTGACATTGTTTATCCTATTTGGTCGTCTGTTTTAAATTTTTGTTGTGTGGTCGTATGTGTAGTTTGAGCAATTATCTTTTTATCTTCAATTTTTTCTTGCGACCTACCATAAGAAGTAATACCTAATACCGCACCCATTGCGATATGAAAGAAACCTGCACCAGATAGAGTTATTGGATTCCATTGTGTTAACACTATTTGATTTAAAAACATTACTTGTGTCATATTCCATAAAATAGGAAATAGTATAAAATCACACACACATACAATTAAATACAACCAACCCATTCCTGGTCGCCAATTTGTTTTCCAAGGACTTTCTTTGTGTTGACAACTCATATTCTCTCTCTTTGTTTTCTTTCGTTTTCTTCTTTTATAAAGCTTACTAACATTTGAATATAGATATCACGTTCCCACGGTATCATATTTTCAATCTCTGTTAATGAATATTTATGATGTTGTATCAACGCAAAATTAGTATCAAATATTGCCTCTAGGCTACTGTGGGAGAGGCTAATCCGAAAAAATCTGCTAAACCACTAAAAACTACTTTACTTTTGACTTTTGTTACAGGGTTTTCTACCTCTACCTCAGCCTTTAGTTTTGGCATTGTATCAAAAAAGTCTCTTAGTTTTAAAAAATTTTCTTGTGGTAAACTTTCAAAAAATTCTTTTAATTCACTTTCAGTAATATCTTTTGCCGGATATATTTTATCTCCTTCAAATATATGATCAACTGATTTTAATAATGTTGAAAAAATAACATCAACAGTATTTAATGATTTATTTGTAACGACACCATAACTATTAAGTGTTGGATATGATAATACCAAACCTAATTTTTTACTCTCGTCTATAATTATTTTGTTTGTGTGATTATCTTCAACATGCACATCTACCTTTGATAAATCTATCTCAACATCAGTATATGTCTTTTTATCATCAGGACATAATACCCTAAATTTAGCCTTTTCTCCTAATGATTTTGCTCTAATGTTTATAAAGATATATTCGATATCAAATATAGGTAATTTATTAATATCAATAGTATTAAAAGTACAATTACTAATTATATCTTTTAATGCATTTAACATATCACTTTCTTTTCCTGTCTCTAATGCAATAAACAGTATTTTTTCTTCTTTTACTAAAAAAGGTCTGTATTTTATTTTTTGATTGATTGAAGGTAAAATCAACTCATATGTAGGGACCTCAATTTTAGGTAACATAATTTACTCCTTTTATTATATCATTTTTTATATATTTAGTGGCGGAAAATTACTAAATGGAGGAAATACTCTTCCACCTGTAATACCACCGATAGGGATTCTTCTTTTTAATCCCTCTAATACCTCTGTGCCTGCTCTTCTTAATTCTGGTGGTAATCTATTTAATAACCCACCAAAAATTCCATATTTACTCTTTACTTCTACGTTTGCAAAATCAGGAGACCCTAACTCAATATTACCTGATTTATCAATAAAATAATTAATCCAATATCTAAACTCAAAAGTTATACTAAATGTAGTGACTTCATTTACCTCTGATGCATAATCTACGGTACTTATGACTTTAGGATAACACTCAAATAGTTTAATTGCATAAGTTACATCATCTCTTTCATTTCTACTCTCAAAACTACCCAATTGAAATATGTTCATATCAGAGACATAATTATCATAAAAATTAAAATTATGCGATTTAGTGCTGAAAATACAACTTTGCCATAATTCAAAGTATGAACGCTCTCTTAAAAATTTATCTGCGTAAAATGTTGCTTGTATAGGTGAACTCTTTGTATCTATGGCAAATTTTCTAGCGGGTCCGTGAAATTTAATATCTTTTGATATTATTTCTCTTTCAGGCATAGATATGGATTTACAAAATGCCCTAACACGCCTTGCATTTGCGTTTTGAACTGCAATCAAGTCTTTTTGATTAGGAAAACTTAAATATTTCTCTCTTAATGCATCCGAGTCAATTCTATCTGTAATTTCTGATTTAGGTTCTTGTGACGTATTAGACAATGATGACTCAGGTATGCCTTTTGGCAAATAAAATTCTGCATAATATCTTGCTTTACGTGCAAAACCCTCTGCCTCATTTACATAGGATTGATATCTACCAATTGTAGTTTGAGGATTACTACCTGCCTTTTGTCTAAAACGTGGGTCATTTTCTACATTATCTAAAGAACGGTCTCGTGGTATACCTAATCGTACATCAAAACCACCAATACGTTTTCCAGCTCTTAATATCGCCATTAGATAAAACTCCTTGATTGTCCATAAACATATTCTGCAGAACGTTTTTGAAATTGTTGAACAGGTAGATAGACAGCAATCGCTGCTTGTGCTACGTTTATTTTTAAAAAACCTGAACGCACGTGTGAATATAGATATTTTTTAATTGTAGGTTTTACAAGCGCAATGTTTTTTACTGCGCCATAACTTACATCAAATCTTGTTTTTGAGTCCATCTTATTATCTGTTAAAAACCTTTGCATTTGTTCTAATAATCTAAATCTTAATAATGGAGCAAGATAGTGAAAGTTTATACCACTAAATCCTCCTGGTATCGTTTCTAAAGGCAATACTAATGGAAAGGTATCGTAGTAGGGTAATTTCTTTTTAAACTTTGGATCATAAAAAAATAGATTTAATAAACCTAGATTTGGACGACCAGTCAACGTACCCTGACGCATTAGTTTAGCCGCAGACACTCTATCAGCGATAGATGCCACTGCGTTTCTATACCAACTTGCTGATTTTCTTACGCCGCCTTCTTTGTTTTTAAGAGTATCTAAAATACTTGCCATTTACTATATTTATGTTAAAAAGTGACACCTAATTCTTTTTCAGTAAAGATTTTAAACTCTAAATCATTGTCTTTACAGTATATCTCTGCCGCCTTCCATTTGGCCTGATTTTTAATAAATTCTAAATGTTCACGTAGGTATGACCTACCTTGTTTCTTTGGTTTCTTTGGTGGAAAGCATTGTCGATAAGGTTTAACTTCAACCATAAACTTTTTACCCTCTTTTAGTTTAAATACAAAATCAGGAAAGTACCTGTGTATTCGATAGTCTATTGGTGAACGATAAACGATTGGTAGCTCTTCAGAACTCCAATATTCAATACTATCATTTTTATCCAAGTATACCATCATGCGTCTTTCTAATAAAGAACGATAAACAATTCTTGTTGGATCGCCTACATATTTTTTAGGGTAAGATGGTCTATATAAACCTTTATAACTTTGTTTCATATGATATAAATAATAGTAAATCTAAAGGTATTTATAGTGTTTAAAAAAGTATCATCAATCATACAAAAAAACT